TGTGGAATACCACCAAAGACATCTTGATTCCATTTAAACCTTAAAGCTAAATAACAAATACCTCTTAGTCTATGATTGCTTCCCCAAGATGATAGAGGTGTTAAAACACTTGATGCTACTTGATCGTCTTTTCCCATAAATGCTTGTATCTGAATATGACTTGTTGAATCTTTGTAAAAATTACTATCACTACTTGCTACTTCTCTAACTGTGCCATGAGTCAATGCTCCATCAAATGTGACTACTTTGTCATCTACTCTAATTTCTTCTATTGAATTTACCTCTCCCTCTGAAAGCACCAAAGCGACATATAAGTAAGTATTATCTGTTCCTGAAGTTTCTATAAAAACTCTTGTACCACCAACTAATCTTTCTCCATATACAACAGGAACACAAGCATTATTAGATTGTTTATTTACTAAGATACCTCTTTCAGTTTCTTCAAAATCATTTGTACCAAAGTCAGGCACATCAGGTTTCATTGATCTTGAAAATAACCAACCAATAGCAAAGACACCTAATGCAACATAAGGATTAAAATTACCTGAAAATATATTAGAGACAATAGTTGTAACAGGATTAAAAACTCTCCTTATTGCTCTGGTTACTCTACCCATTCCAAGATTCCTTTACTGTTCTTTTAACAATGTTTCTAACACTATTATGTTTATTTAGTCTTAACCATTGAGTATTTTTATTAATACCAATATATTTAGTTATATTTTTTAATGACCATTTGTAAATTTGTTTAACATTTTTTTTTGCTAAAAAATCAAGATGAATAAATATGTTTCCTGAATTATACTCCTTTACAATTCCTGTTTTCAAAAAATAATTAAGATTTTCTTGATTTAAAAAAGTCCAATTTACAAAACCATATATTCCATCTTTATCTCTAAAAACTTTATATTGATTATATTTTATACAATCTTTATTTTCTTCAAATATTGCTTCATTTGTAAAACAACTATATCTATCAAATGACTTATAAAAATTAACAATATTAAGCATTATGTTTTCCCCCATTTAATGTCTAAAACTGTTTCACTAGAAAAATCCATACCAACATCTGTACTAAAAAATCTTTGCTGAGAAGCATTATTTGTTTTTCTTCCATTTTTTTTATCAAAATCAGCCCAATGGGAAACCACCAATAACTTAACATTTGATTGAGTAGCTGATTCAGAAATTTCAAATGTATCTATATTTCCTGAGTATAATAATATTGGGTCAGCTATTAATGAATTGTTTGAGTCTAGTAATCCTCTATATATTTCAACAGTATCATTGACAATATTTTCATTTAATACTGTTGATATAAATGTTTGATCTGCACCTGATAAAAATAAACTTAATGTTGTTTTTGTAATATCAACCTGTTCTTCAAATGAAGAAGCACCTACTAAAAATGCTGAAGATGTGTAAGTTCTACTTGTACCTGATATTGAAGAAGTTAAATTAAAACCACAATCTGTAAGATATACAGGTGTTGAAAATCCTATTTCAATTAGATGAACAGGCTTAATCTCGCCTGTTAATAACTCGTTTTTTACTGCTGTCGTTAGTGTTCGTACCATGTTCCTCGTAATATGTTCTAGTTATAGCTTCTGTACCTTTTATCATGGTAAAATTAAATTTACTATCAGGTTTTTTATACTCCTTTAAATCATTTAATTTAGTATCTATTTCATCTTCATTAACAATAGCTGTGGCTTCAAACTCGGCACTTACTAAGTGTGTAATTTTGTATTTTTTCATTAAAGAGTTTCTTCAACATCCAACTCAAATTTATATAAAACATTACCATCTTTATCAGCACCAACTGTACCAAATTCTTGAATATCATTAGTCAAATGCACAGTAAAAGGTACATTATCATAAGTAACAATAGAATCATCTGCTAGAGCAGTTATAAGAGGTGGCTCTATTGTGATCGTTGCTTCATTTGACCCATCGGCTGTTGCATCTGCAACTACCATATAAACTTTATTATGTGATGCAAATTTAACAAAATCTCCAGCTTTTAAAGTTCCTGTCATAGCATCAATAGCTATTGTTGTATCTCCAACTGCGTGAACACCATTTACAAGAACAGTACCACTTACATTACCTCTAGCATCCTCTAATTCAGGTGGAATTATTGTAAAGTTTTCTTTGCTTGATCTTTGTTTCATAATAAAAGCCATAAGTTCTCCATAAACATCTGACCTTTTTGCTGTAATAATACTAGCAGTAAAACTAAATCGTTGGTTATCTACTTGTCTTGATAATTTTTTTCCTGATAAAGATTTTGAAACAATAGTATTCTGTGTTGATTTAATACCAAGTGTTTCAAATTTAGATGTTGATATTGGAAATGCACCACTCATTATACTAACTCACTTCTTCCTTTTTCTGCTAAAGCATTGTTTATTATTCCTGTTATCGTACCTCTGTTCTCTTGTAAAGCTTCACTAAATCCTCTTGAATCTATTGTGTTGATTGTAAAGTTTACATTAACTGCTCCACCACCTGTACCTCTAGCTGATTGTGTTATTTGACCTGATGAGTTTGGAACAAATACTTCAGCACCTCTTTCTCCAACTACAACAGGTTTCCCTTTCATTACTGCTCCACCATTTGCCATACCGGGCATCCCACCACCTGAGCCACCTGTAAATAAACTTAAAATTGCTTGTCTTTTCATTTCGGTAGTTTGTGATCTTAATTCATTTGTGATTTCTTTTTCGTGATTAACTTGATCTTTTTTTAATGCACTTCTAATTGTCTCTTGAATAACTATTTGAATAGTAAAAGCTACTATATCTACTAATAGTTTTTGTGCTATTTCTTTAAATGTCATGTTTAAGTCTTTACCAAGAACTAAAGCTTCTGCTAGTCCTCTTGAAAATGCTTTGATACCACTTTGCGCTATTTTAGCTACTGTTTCGTTAATAGATTCAAAATCTTTTTTAAATGCTGTTAATATATTATCTTTAACTTTACCTAGTTCTAATCCAACATTTTTACTTTCATCTGTTGCACCTTTAAGTTTATTTAAAATTTCCTCTACTTGTTTTGCTGATATTAAAGCTTTTGCTTCTAAAGTATTTAAAAATTCTCTTAGTTTTTTAGTTGTTGTATCTAAACCATCACTTGTTGATTCAAGTTCTTTTCTATAATCATTTATTGGTTTCTTTAAGTTTGTTGCTATACCAACTAATTTATTGTTTTGATTTAATATTTTAACAAAATTTTCATCACTTACTAATCCAAGTGATTTTCTTATCTCTAATATCTTTTGATTGAAACCAGCAAAATCCATGAGTAAGCTACCCATCATTGACCTTATCTCATCTATAAAACCACCTATTATAATGACTAATGCTTTTCCTTTTCCACCAAGCATTAAGAAACCAAGAATACCAAAAGTCCGGACTCCCTCAGGTAAAGTTCTTAAAAAATCAAAAAGACCCAACAAAGATTGTCCAACAAAAGAAAATATTGGTCTTATTGCTTGTATAATTACAGCACTACCTAATATAATTTGTTTGGTTGCTGTAATAAGACCAGCAGATAACTTTTGTCCAAAACCTGTTAATACTTCTGAGTTGTTTTCTATTAATTTATTAATTTCTGCTAAACCTTGTTTTATAAAATCAAAGAAACCAGCTTGTGCAGTATCTAATCTGAACTTAAATAGTTTATCAGATAGCATTGATAAAGTACCTGTAAATGAAGTTGATAGAACTTCAGTAGCCTTTTCAAACTCTCCACCCTCTCCAAACAGTTCTCTAAATCTTTTCTTTGTTTCTTCTGTTGTGACTTGTACTCCAGCTTTAAATCCTAATAATGCTCTTACACCTCTTTCTCTAAATAAGTCTGCACTACCAATACCTGAAGAAAATGATCTTTGTATTTGTTCTGCTGTTGTTCTAAAATCTAATCCTGTGACCGATGCAACATTACCTGTAAGTTTTAAAACTTCATTTAATTCTTCAGCATTTTTTGTGACAACAGCTAAGTTTCCAGCACCAGCTTGAATTTCCTCTAGTGAAAAAGGGACTCTACTTGCAAAGTCTATTAATCCTTGAAAAGCTTTGTCTCCCTCTTTTACACCTTTAAATAAGAAAGCGAATCTTAATCTTAATTGTTCAACAGTTGAGCCAACATTTAAAATTGATTTAATAGCAAGTCCACCACCAATACCAATAATTGCACCCTGAACAGAAAATACTGCACTTCTTAAATTTGATAATCCAGCCCTGACACCATTAAAAGCTTGTTTGGTTTTATCTTTTGCTAATATATTTAATACTAAATTTTGTGCCATTATCTGTGCCTTGCTTTATTCATAGCTTGTTCGTGTTCTTCGCTTTCTAATAAAAGATAGCCTAACCAATGGTTATACTCCCATTCTTCCATTTGTAAAACTTCTCTTAAAGGTATTTTTAGTCTATCAGCTACAATAAAACAATTCTTAAATTCAGGCTCAGATTTTAGTTTTTTTTTACCTGTTCAGGATTGATAGCTTGTACCATAGCAGTAGCTATCCTAGAAAGTACATCAGAATCAACTTTGTGCATCAAACCAAGTTTATCTTCTAATGTAAATAATTTATTACCATCTTTATCTAGTGATTTCATAACTAGAATATCAGCAAGAATACTAACATCATTAAGATTATCAGATTTTCTAAATAGTTTATTTTTTTCAGATAAAGTAATTGGATTCCAATATATTACACTTGGATTACCAGCTTCGTCTTTCCATTCTTCAACTTCAATATGTTGAACACCAAGAGACTCAAAATGAGATTTTGCTCTGTCAATAAATTTCATAAAATATTATTAGACAGTTCCTCTTGTTAATGCTCCTGTGCCTTGAAAAGTGACCGATCTAGTAGTTATACCATCTAATGTCACATTAACACTCATACCTGTAATAATTCCTGAGCCTGTAAAAGTTTCATCTCCTGAACCATCTCCCTCTGGGCCTAAAATAAAAGCTATTTCAGTTCCAGCAGTTAATGATTGTTGTGGAGAATCAGTTTCATCATAACTCATTTCTAAAGTTCCTGAGAAAGATGTTCTTCCAGCTACAAATGATTTAGTTGCATCTGATAATTGAGTATCTTCTACTACATCAGCAGTAGTTTCTAAAGTATAAGATGTAAGTTCGCCTATACCTGTTCCACCAGCTTTTACTACGCCCTCTTTACCAAAGTGTGTCGCCATCGTTAATCCTTATTTTTTATTTGTTTTTGTTTAAAAGAAGATTTTACCTCATAAGGTTTTTCTTCTTTTGTTTGTTTCCAACCTAAATCTAAAAAATTATCAAGCTGTGTTTCGTTAATTACAACTTCATTTCCATCTTTAAATAATTTAATGTCTTTAGCCATAAGTCCTTTTATTAGTTTTCTTCTTCTTCGTCAATATCTTCGTCATCATTATCTTCATCAAAATCT